AGGCTTCTCTTCTGAGGATGATAGAGAGGAGCATCTTGAAGCTCTGATAGCAGCTGGTTCAGATAAGTATGAGGTTTGCTCAGAGGCTCGGTCATTTGACTTCTCAAGTATCAGCTCGAACGAAGAGGCTATTATGAGACAAGCTCAGAGCCTCAAGTATTGGTTCAGTTCTATCGGAGCAGTAGAGAGCGCAATCCTTGAGATATTAAGCAAAGACCCATTAACTCCATACCTAAGCATTAGCCGTTCTCTGAACCTTTCTGTTGAAAGGGTTACTCAAGCTCTTGAGACTCTTGTAACGGAGGGAGCAATTAAGATAGAGATATCAGAGGTGCTTGATTCGACTCAGCGTTCCACTACGGTTACTCCAAAGGGAGAGAAGATAATTGAGGAGGTAGAACCTATGGAGGAAGTCTACGAGATTCGTTATGTATATGGCTTGAGAGATAACGCTGGAACTGAGCTCGTTATTCCAACGACCCGAACATTCTGCGAGAAGCTATGTAGGGTTACTGCTGGAGTAGATGAGAGAACCGAAGAGCAAGAGAAAGGTCAGCTTCTTGGTAATAAGACTTGGGACTTAAAGGATATCATAAACATGGGAGTCAAGGCTGACCGAAATGTATGGCAGAGAGGTGGTGGATATTGGGGTAAGAATTACCATTGCCGACATGAATGGAAGCAAGTAATTGTTAAAGCGAAGAGATAATGGCAAACGTATTATTTATAAGCGAAGCGTTCGTAAAAGACAATACTCTCCTCCATGAGAATATTGACTTCAAGTTCATTCGTCCCGTTATCATACTGAGTCAGGATATACATCTACAGCCTAAGCTGGGAACGACTATGTATAACGAGTTAAAGACTCAGATTATTGGTAGCACTTTAACGGCTGCAAACACTACTCTTCTGAATGATTATATACAACCCATGCTTTTGTATTGGGTACAAGCAGAAGCTCCATCAGCCATCAGCTACAAGTTTCTGAATAAGGGCGTAATGCAGCAGAGCTCTGAGAATAGTCAGACTGCTTCCTTAGACGAGATTAACTTCATCTCTCAAAAGTATAAGGACAAAGCGGAATGGTACACCGAGAGATTGGTGAGCTTTCTCCTTGAGAACTCTTCTGATTATCCAGCTTATGCTAACCCTGATGATGGGCTTGATGTTATCCAGCCTGATACTCGAGTATTCACTACGGGAATCTACTTAGGGCGCAGACCAAACTATACCAGCTTAAAGGACAAATATGAGTCGAAACGCTAACCTCAAGAATCAGCAGAAGCTAAGAAAGTATGTACACTCTCAATCAAATATTTCAACTCATCGAAACGGAAGCGAATGCTCACCAGCAGATAGCTCAGTACGGTCAGGGAGATGTATGGGAGATTCAACCAAAGGAGCTTGATTACGTTGTCCTCTGGGCAATAGAAGATTCAGCTTCCGTATCAGATAGAACTCTGACTTATGATATCAGACTTATCTGTATGGATAGGGTTCTCCCAGGAGAGGAGAATGAGGAGGAAGTCCTTAGTGATACGCTTCTGATTCTTCTTGATTTCGTAGCATACTTTCGTCAGCTCCATACAGAGGGAGTAACCATTCAACCATCAGTTTCATTCGACCCATTCACGGAACGGTTCGATGATAAGGTGAGTGGTCATTCTTGTGTTCTGAGCTTAACTCAATCTTACAACTATAACAAGTGTCAAATACCAACTTAAAATGACTTACGACCAAAGAATATCGGGCTCTAAGGGTTCAAAACTATTAACGGGAACGGGAGCACATGGCTCTCTCGGAGCTTACTGCTTGATTGCTCAAGAGGATACTACGTTCTCTGCTTTCGCAGTAGGTGGAGTCGGCTCTCTTGCTGCTTATGGATTAGATTCCTCAGCCGTATTAAAAGCTGGTTCTCTGATAACCGTTCCTGAGCAGAGCTCAATCACATCTATTACTCTTGCTGCTCAGTAGGTGGAGTATCGGGAATCATTACTCTACTTCAAAACGTGAAGCAAGGAATGGTAGCAGCTGGTTCAGCTATCTCTGTATTGATAGAGTTATATGGTTTTACTCCTGAGTTGGCAAGAGCTACGGTCTACGGAGATGAAATACCTGAGGATGTATCTGAGGAGCTTAGAGCAATTATATCGCAAGGCTTCTCTTCTGAGGATGATAGAGAGGAGCATCTTGAAGCTCTGATAGCAGCTGGTTCAGATAAGTATGAGGTTTGCTCAGAGGCTCGGTCATTTGACTTCTCAAGTATCAGCTCGAAC